AATACAATAAAAGGATCAGTTCTTTCTGGAAATAAAACCCTTAAGACAAGCAAATCTGATACTAAAAATCATGGTATAGGTATTAAAAGCGTAAAAAGCAGAGCAGAAAAATACAACGGCAAAACTCAATTTACTGAGGAGAATGGGCAATTTGTCGCTCGTGTATGGTTGATGGCGTAATTTTAGTATAAGGGTATGATTTCAAATCGCACCCTTGTACTAAAGGGTAACATTTCAAATGTGACCCTTACTTCTATTGCATATCCGACAGAAAGTTACTGACACCAAATCTGGATTGAGTGAAGAAAATAAGACTTCTAAAATAAGGAGTCCTAATAAAACAAAAAAGCCTATCGGGATTACTCCAGATAGGCTTAAGTTTTGAAATGTGACTTTTAAAGACATGAAAAAAAGCGGCAAGGAGTGATCGTGCCGCTTGAATTATCATATAAAGCATGATAAAAATTTTCCTATATCACAAAATTTGATTGTTTGTATCTCATATTCATTCAATGCATTTTCATCCGTTTTATTTATTTGATTTTCATCATTCAATATTACGATTAACTCACTTTTATCAGTTCTCTTTTCCTTTGTATCAATCCAATTGAATATTGTGGAATCTCTAATTGTTTTATTTAACTTATTAATAGTCCTGCAAAATCTTTCATTAGAATTATTTTTGCTCCTTTGGAAATGAAAATCATAACTATATATATTGCCTGTTTTACCCACAATAGAAAAATCTCGAGTATAAAATATATCATTTTTATCAAAATATTCAATTACATCTTCAAGAAATAGATTTTTTACATTTTCTTTTCTTAATTCAAACATATTATCAACCGAAAGCATGGCTTGAACCATCAAATGTTTCTTTAAAGGAAAATTATTTAATTCAGCTTTAGTGGTTATTTCTTCTCCTTTTAATTGTAAACCATAATTATTTACAATTCGCTCAAGTATTTTAAATTTATTAGAATTTTTTCTTAATGACAATCCACAAGACAATAAATTACCTATAATATAACCATCATCTGTCATATAAATCGTTCCATCTTTTAATTGCTTAACATAAATCTGGAGAAAATCATCAAAGCGATCAAGATATGGGGTAGTAATTTCATAATATTCATTTACTTTTTCAAATGTAATGCGTTCTTTAATCCAATTTGCATAAGAATCAATCATTTTTTGAATATCCATATATTTTACCTCCTCATATTATTTTTTTCAAATTAAATCATTTTAATCCATTTTGACAATATATTTCTGGTAGTTCTACAACATTAAATTTCTTAAAAAATTCAAAACATAACTCATATAAATTTTTATTGTTTACGTCAAATGGAATTGCTTCATTACCGTATTCTTCTGAATAAATATGTAAATGTGGTCCGATAATATATTGTCCTGTTTTTTTATCAAAATGTTTGGCAGTTGGGTTTATGTCTAATCTCATTAAGACAGTCCCATTAATCTTCCTTGATATGTACAACTATCGTTGCGAATCCCTTTTCGTTGTATGTTTACAACGAATTCTTTTTCATCATCTGACAATACGTTAAACTCTAATCTTCCTTTTTCATGTGGAAAATAAAAAATCTTTTCTTCTATTTTTCTTTTAAGTGCGTTTATTAGTTCATTTGCTTCTTCTTGAGATAATTTATTCATTTTTTCACGTCCTATTATTATAGAAGATTAATGGAATTTATACAAACATTTTCCCTTATTATATATTATAAAACTTTTTCCAAAAAATAAACATTGGTATAATGCACAAATATTTTTCAACAATTAATAACATACAAACAAAAAGCCCGTCAGGAAAATCCCGACGGGCTTAGCTGTGTATTTTTGCGGCATAATTATCATAGCAAATTAATTATACCACACTTTTTTGACTTATCAATATAAATCAATAATTTGTTATGATAAGTTCCTTATATGTACCACTAGAAAGATTATTCTGTCTTTCAACAGTCGTAATATTGTAGTCCTTGTACAATTCACGTATATATTCATCGTCATTGTAAGAGAGAATAAACCGTCCTTTAATATTGCTTAAAGAGTTCTTTAAGCGTTCGTGGTCATTTTGGGTAAACGGATTATTATAAATTTTTTCTTTAGTATTGTACGGCGGATCGCAATAAAAAAGTGCATTCGGACGGTCATAAACCTTTATCAATTTTTCAAAATCTTCATTTTCAATAACAACTCCTGCACCAGATTTAAGACGTTCTTCAATTTCAGTCAAATAATCATATGAAAGTTTTCTGCTATTATTACTACCGTCATACTCTTTGCATTTTGCTCCATAACTCAGCCTAACTTGTACATAAAACATCGCTGCTCTTTGGATATCGGTCATACCCCTGACATTTATCTGAGCCTTTATATCTTCAAAAATTTCTCTTGCATTAATATAACCCGATATTTCACGCTGTAATTCTCCGCAGTGAAAACGAGCGCACCTGAATAAATTTACTAATTGACCGTTTATATCGTTATATACCTCAAGCGGAGCATGTTTGTCCTTGGCAAAAAGTACAGAACCGCCGCCTCCGAATACTTCAATGTACCTGTCAAAATTATCCGGAAACATTGATATGATTTTCTTTGCAAGGCGGCTCTTACCGCCAACCCATGGAATAAAGCTTTTCATATAAATACCTCCAAAAACTATTTTATTTTCTTATCAATCTCGGTATGTAAGCGCTTAATGAAGTTTTCCCCCGCAATACCATTCTGCTGATATCCCCACACGCCTAACAGATAGTTTACAGCATTCAGTGTACCAGTACCGAAAGACTTATTTTTGTCCATGCCGTATTTGTTAATGCCTAGTGTTTTGGCTGTCAATAGTAATTCTTTCAGCGATAACACGCCAATAGTCTTATCGCCTTTTTTATAGCCTGTCTTGTCCAGTATAGGCTTTGCAGGACTTGCTGCTGTAGAAATACCTAACGTCTTTAAAATACCTTTAGCGTATGCCTCAGCAAGCTTTTTGTAATTGGACTTGATGAAATCAGCGTCCTTTTTGCTGTCAACAAAGCCGCCCTCTAAAAGTACCGCTGGGGCTGCCGTTTCTCTGATAATCGCAAAATAGTCCGTACCGCCATTACCAAGCTTAGTCTTAACACCACGGCTTGACATGATTTTCTTGACCTCGGTATTAATATTGTTTGCTAACGTCTTTGACGTACCTCCCACACGGCTGTAATATACCTCAAAGCCCTGTCCGCCTCCAGCATTGAAATGAATATCCACAACCAGATCAGGAGCATATTTATTGCACATTGCGACTTTACTGTCCATATCGGTATCAATATCCTGAGTACGTGACAGCTTAAAATCAACTCCGTACTTACTTAAAATTTCAGACAGTGCAAAGGCTGTTTTCAGTGTATACTCTTTTTCGACTATGTACTTAACTGCTCCGGAATCTGTTCCGCCATGCCCTACTCCTATAAATACTTTTTTACTCATTTTTATTTACCCTCCTTTAAATTCATAACCGCCGCCATACCTGCTGATATTGCAGAAATGCAAAGTCCCAGAACAGCGGATTTTACAGTCAGATCCGTTGCGGCAATATTGACCGCTATGTAACCGACCGCTGTCTGTAAAAATGTTCTCAATGCTCGCTTTACGCAACTTTTCTTTAAAATGTTCATTTATGTATCTCCTTTTCCAAATCCTCAATTCTGTGATTTGCGACTTTTATTTGTTCTTCAACAACAGGCATTCTTCGGGCAAAATTATTGTGCTCCGCAACCTTGTTTTCAAGCTGCTGAATCCGATAATTTGTCATTTTACTTGATACCAGAATACCTCCCAGAGAACCGCCCAGTGTTCCCAATAAGGATATTGCCGCTACTATTATTTCCGTCATAAATTACACCTCCTAAATAACATACAATTTTAATCTCAATGTACCTGCCGTACCTGTGGAGTTAGTTTGCGTTAATGTAAATACTCCTGCACTTGTACAGGTGACTGTATAAGTATAAATCCTTGTACCCGTATAAACTTGCTTTGTAAATACCGCTCCTGCCGCAATAGCAGAAATCGGAATCACATCACAAAAGTTTACCGTCTCTTGCTGAGTCCAGCTTGCAGCCATATACAGCAGTGAATATTTTGCTATCTCAGCATTGGTTACCGTCAGACTGTTTTCATCTGTTGAGCTTTCAGCCAGGAGCGTTCCAGACTGAGACTGCTTAAAATATTTTGCGCTGACAGTACCGTCTTTATCTATTTCAGCCATTTCAGTATTATTGCTGTTTCGTATGCGCAGCTTGGAATCTGAATCAAACCCCATCACACCGACTCGATTTCCGTTAATTAAATAATCGATTACTGACAATGCCGCCGAGCTTGACGTTGGTCCTCTGTTTACCTTCAAGCTTTCTCCGTAATTTGAATTGCTTATCGTTCCTCCGGTCAACGGCAAATATGCTGCGGCATTCTCGGCTATTCCTGCAAGCTTAGCTTTTTCTTCGTCAGTATAATCATTACTGGATAATCCTTTCCCTTCTACTTTATCTACCTTCGCACGATCTAAATCTGTGCTTTTTTTATTCAAAGATTGGATAGAAGCATTTAGCGCATTACACGATGAATTCAACGCATCTGATTGTGATTGTAAAGCGGCTATAATCATTTTATTCTGTACCGGATTTGTACTGTTGATATTCCATGCAGAATCAACTATTGTTTTATTAGCTCCTGCCTCGATTCCCTCTAGCTTAGCTTTTTCTGAATTTGTATAATCATTGGTTGACAGTCCTTTTCCGGTTTCTTTCATTACTCTAGCTTGCAAGGCTTCGTTAGTGGACGATGAAATGGCGTCCGCTCTGAAATTAGTATACGCCTTTGCCTGTTCCAGAATATCTTCACCGGCAGGCGTTTTCCCGTCCAGATACTCAAAGTTATCATTTATTGCATCAACACACTTTCCCACATTTGTACTGCCCTGTATTTTTATTAATCCGTCTGCCATTATTCCACCTCCGTATGAATAATATTATTTCCTGCCAGTTCGTCCCATGTAGCATTCAACTGCTCCATTGTATAGCCTGCATCTCCTAGACCGTACCATGTGTTATTGGCTGTAATTTCATTCTTTATCAATTCTGTACGTACTGAATCATAACCGCCGTTAATTCGTCCTTTACTGGTTATTGTTTTTCGTAATGAACCTAATTCAACGCTTACAACTTCGCCTGTGATTCCGTCAACGGTTTTCTTCACAATTTGCTGAATGGTATTGATACCCAATTCTTCATTATAGATAGTTCCTATATCACCCAGTTCACAGCGCTGTAAATTAATAAATCCTTTATACAAATCAAAATCAACTAAATTAGCAAATGTGATACGATAATTGACAACAGGCGAACATTCTAACAGCATGTAGTCCTGTACTTTCTTATTGAAAAGAGATTTGACGTCATCAATAGTAAACTTGTTTCCCAGTTCCTGTCTTACTTGCGTTTCCGTGAGAGAAATCTGATACGATTTCATAGGTGCAACAGGCAGCGGCGGTAAATTAAAACGATGAAAACTAACGATACCGTTATATTGTGCCGTGACTTCTTCTCCGTTTTTCAGCGGATCGTATGTATATTTTCCTACCCAATATAAATCCCCGCAATAATCAGACAGGTCAACATCTTCTTCAATTTCGGTCATGTCAACACCGTAACTTATATTAAACGCATTCGACATACCACGCTGTTTGTTGATTGTAACATTGAAATTGTCCCTGATGATTTCACCGCCCCAGACATTGATAAAACAATTATCAGCTCCTAATAACGCCTTAGTGGGGGACATATCCTCATAATATGCAGAATGCATAAACGGCATATTTTCGTATGATGTATCGCCTTTGAGGTCGCTATAAAATTTAAAACGGTCAGTCGGCTTGCCAGTTGTAAATGAACCACGTTTATCGTATGTATGGGACATTATCCAGTTCAGCGCATCTGGACCGTTCAAAATACCCGATTGGGTAGAACGAATAAAATAGAAATTCAGGTCATAGAAAATATGCATTGCATCAACAGTACGCTGCTTTGTTCCGTCTGAGGACATTGACGTGCTTTTTCTGTAAATACGGAATAACTGTCCCTGCACTTTGATAATGTTGTATTCAATAAGAAATTTCCAGTTTCCTAAATCGTCAAACGGATGGGTAAGAGTCAGTGAATATTCACTGTTTAGTACCTCGGTGATTTTACATTCGGTAGGACATAAAATCCTTATACCGTTATGACTGAAATCAGTTTCATCGGATTTATAAACGGAAATGTATTCATACTGTTTCATTACAGCCACCTCGTATTGGGAGTAACATCAAAAACAAGAAGCTTCTGCTCCGTATGCTTATACTGTCTTACTGTGCCGTCCGGCATTGTATGCTCCCATGTGTATTCGGGCATTAACCTAAATTTGACGGTATTTTCTCCCGGTTCAAGCATAGGAAATTTACCGCTTGTCATTTCACAGCAGACTTTTCTTACTCCGCCTTCAAGTCTGTAAGCCAATCTGAGAGAAGTGTTAATAAACATTGTGGCTTCGGGACTGAGATAATGATATATAGGCGTTCCGTTTCCTGACGGAGTGTAAGTATCGGTATATTCGCCGTGTGTTCGTCCCAGTTCTCCATTGACAATAACGCTGTTTGTTTCCATATCCTTTTCTGCGGATACCGCTTCTCCTATTACTCCTGAATTTGCTTTTGACTGTTCTGTTCCGCTTTCAATTATCAGCGGATCGCCGCCGTTTACGGTTATTTCAATACGCCCTGCCCAGCGGAAGAAATACAATGGCTCGCAGGAATACGAGCCGCCCA